CGCCGTTATGTTGTTCTACGACAGTGAATTTGGCAGCCCCCAGTCATACTTCGAACAGTTTGGCATTGATCCCTCACGTGTACTTCATACACCTATTACCAACGTAGAAGAACTGAAGTTTGATATGATTGGTCAGCTAGAAGAGATGGATCGTACTGATGAGGTGATTATTGTTATTGACTCTATTGGTAATATGGCATCCAAGAAAGAAATGGATGATGCTATTAATGAGAAGTCAGTAGCAGATATGTCTCGTGCCAAAGCTCTTAAAGGCTTGTTCCGTATGGCTACACCTTATCTTACTATGAAGAACATTCCTTTGATTGCTGTCAATCATACTTACAAAGAGATTGGTCTGTTCCCAAAAGACATCGTTGGTGGTGGCACGGGTATTTACTATTCAGCAGATAATATCTGGATTCTTGGACGTCAGCAAGATAAGAAGGGTACAGAGATTCAAGGGTACCATTTTATTATTAACGTGGAGAAATCACGATATGTTAAAGAGAAGTCTAAGATTCCTATTACAGTTTCTTGGGAAGGTGGTGTCCGTAAGTACTCTGGCCTGCTCGATTGTGCTCTTGCTGGTGGTTATGTTACTAAGCCTTCCAATGGTTGGTATGCTGTGGTCGATACGACTACTGGAGAAATTGGACCTAAAGTACGGTACGATGGAACTAACGACAAACTATTCTGGGATCCAATCTTTGCTGAAACAGATTTTAAAGATTTCTTGAAGAAGCAATATCAAATTGGACATCAGTCTCTAGTATCGATGGACGCTATAGCGGAGATGGAACTATGATCGAGAATGAAGACTATTCATTATTGGCGAGCAATACAGATGAAGACCATTGGGACATTCGTCTGATGACAGGCGAGTTTGCAGAAACTGTAATTTCTTTTGGCAAGATTGTTGCCGGCGTCGACTGTCTCAACTTTGATTATGAAATTGTTTCTACTCCTGATCCTGAATTAAAGGTTAATGATACTCGTTTACAAACTGTTGCAGGTAGTGTATTATATTCTATAGTAGAAAGCGCAGCGGAGAAAGAGATTAATGAGCAACCTTGAACAGACGATACTTCGGAACATCTTAACGAACGAAGAGTATATGCGGAAAGTATTACCGTTCGTTAAGCCCGATTACTTTGAAGGTGTATATCGTCAATTGTTTAATGCTATCGGTATGTTTGTTGGCAAGTACAACAAACTGCCGACCAAAGAAGCGTTTCAGATTGAGATTGACGCTAGCGATAAGTTTAATGCAGATACATATCAAGCTGCACAGGAAATGCTACCAGCAATCTTTGGTAAAGAAGAGATTGATCAACAATGGCTACTAGATACTACTGAGAAGTGGTGTCAAGATAAAGCTGTATATAATGCCATTATGGAGTCTATCTCTATTATCGATGGTAAGCATCAAGATCTGACTAAGAACGCGTTGCCTGATATTTTAACCAAGGCCCTTGCTGTATCTTTTGATACTAACATTGGGCACGATTATATCGATAACGTAGAACAGCGTTACGATTTCTATCATCAACAAGAAGAAAGGATTCCCTTCGACCTCGACTATTTTAATAGAATCACAAAAGGTGGTCTCCCTCGTAAAACGCTTAACATTGCGCTTGCTGGTACTGGCGTTGGTAAGTCTCTCTTTATGTGTCACGTTGCTGCTAATGCTCTGATGCAAGGCCGTAATGTTCTATACATTACAATGGAAATGGCAGAAGAGCGGATTGCTGAACGTATTGATGCTAACTTGCTTGACATACCTATCGATCAGCTAGAGAACATTACCAAAGATACTTTTAAATCTAAGGTGGAGAATCTAGCTCGCAAGGGCAATGGCAAGTTAATCATTAAAGAGTATCCTACTGGTCAAGCTAACACATCTCACTTCAGAGCTCTATTGAATGAGCTTAAATTGAAGCGGAACTTTGTCCCAGAGATTATCTTTATCGATTACTTAAATATTTGTGGCTCAGCTCGTATGAAAGCTATGGGTGGCTCTATTAATAGTTATACATATATAAAAGCTATTGCAGAAGAGATGAGGGGACTTGCAGTTGAGTTTAACGTACCGATTGTGTCTGCAACGCAGACGACACGTGCAGGTTTTTCTAGCTCAGATCCTGGGCTTGAAGATACGAGTGAGTCTTTTGGACTACCCGCTACAGCAGACTTAATGTTTGCATTGATTGCTACCGAAGAGCTAGATGCTCAAGGTCAGATGATGGTAAAACAATTGAAGAACAGATACAATGATCCTGGCGCATACAAGCGCTTTGTGATTGGCGTTGATAGATCTAAAATGAAACTTAGAGATGTTCAAGATGCAGAAGCTAATCTAATTAACGATACTCCAGCGATGGATAATTCTAGAACAGCTGAAATGACCAATAAGTTTAAAGACTTTAAAATGGAATAATGAAGGAATCAATTAATGAAGGTTAAACTCATTGCATATACTCAGCTCAGCCACCGGATACACGCAGGCGAACTTTCAGGTGAAGGATTGGACAACATCCAAGACCTCATCGCTTATTGCGCCCGTGTCTCCAATCCATCAAACCAAGCTAACACCAAAACAACCCCAAAACTACTTGAATACCTCATCAAGCACAAACATTGGTCACCGTTTGAAATGGCAAGCGCTACAATTGAAGTTAACACGACGAGAGACATCGCTCGCCAGTTACTCCGCCACCGAAGCTTTAGCTTCCAGGAGTTCTCGCAGCGGTACGCTGATGTTAATGGCCTAGGGTCTGCATTTGAATTAAGAGAAGCTCGAATGCAGGATCCTACCAACCGGCAGAACTCAGTAAAGACGGAAGATATACATATTCAAAGGGCATGGCGCGTGCTTCAAGAAGAGGTAATTGCAAAGGCTAAGCATGCTTATGACTGGGCTATTGAAGCAGGGATTGCTAAAGAGCAAGCTCGGGCGGTTCTTCCAGAAGGCAATACAAAGTCACGACTCTATGTCAACGGTACTATTCGTTCCTGGATTCATTACTGTGATCTTCGTTGTGCGAATGGTACACAACTAGAACATATTGAAATTGCGCGTGCAATAGCAGACGCTATTGGAACTATCTATCCAAAGATGATAGATTTTACTAGTGTATAGTAAAGGTCAAACCTTACCCACAGAAGTTATCGATGGGCTTAACGCCTATTGGGAAAATAATTCTGACAGCCGCCGCCATCGTAACGAAATGGGCAATGTAGTCAATGTCGAATATATGGACCTTAAAAATAGTAAAGATCCAGACATATTAGAGGCACAGTTTTTATTATCAGATTTAGCCAAACAGCACTTGACAGAGACTGGTGAATCAAGTACAATAGTACCACACATCGGGTTTTACATGCTCGAATACGGCGCAGGATCTTTCACTAGTATGCATGTGGATGGACAGCAAGGTGGCATCATAGGCGCAACGACTATATGTCTTTTGACAAAGAGTGATGACTTATGCGGTGGTAGTATTGTTGTAGACGATAATGGTGCTTTGAGTGTTGTTGATCAAGATGTCAATGAGGTTGTTATATACAACAGCGATGTTATGCACGGTGTGTCTAAATTAGTAAGTGGTACAAGAAGAGTTATAGTATGCTGGTTTCAACAAGGATAGTTTAATGGAAGTATCAATTCGCAATCAAGAGCTGTCAAGTACCCTTGACAGCTTTATTAATGAGTTCTTTGCTATTGATGGATACGACAGTTCAAAGCACAGAGTATATTCTACTCAACGTGCCTTGGATGATCCTGAATATTTTTGTGGCGAGGAGTACCTACAATCAATGCTGAATATTGGGACTGATCATTCTGGTTTTCCCGAAGAGCATATGGCTCATCCTACATCTACTATGGTGAAGAATAACCCAGAGGCATTTTCTAATTTTAGAGATAGAATTAAACATACCTTTGTGAAACGTCTTGGCGCTCACACCAACGCTCTGATGAATTACTATCCTCCAGGTGGCTTTGTCGGTTGGCATACTAACTGGAACTCTAATGCCTATCAGATATTATTTACGTGGTCTCGTACTGGTAATGGATATTTTAAGTATCGTGAGCCATCTGGCAAGATCGTAACAATTCAAGATACACCTGGGTGGCAATGTCGTACATATTACTTTGGCCACATTGACGAGCCGGACCACCATTGTTGGCACGCTGCATACGCAGGATGTGATAGATTTACTCTAGCATACAAGTTTGAGAATGAAGGCAAGGATAGACCTGCTGATGCCATAGCTCAAATGATGAGAGATGACTTGATAGAAGAGATTGAAAATGAGCATTAGATTTTATTATATGGGTCATGACTGGGAAGAGGGTCAGAAGTATCTCAAGCCTCTTTCAGACTACAAGTATGCAAACTTAGAACATGTATATGATAAATATAAGAAAGAACTTGCTTTTGACCGCCATAAGGCAACAGCTGACACGAATGTGGGTCGATGCCCAGGTATGAACTCTATAAGAACTTCTGGATATGTATTGCTTAACGATGAAGAGATCAGGGGTGACGAATCGCAGGCGGACTATAGGCCTGTTAAGAAGTTCTTCCCAGACTACCCAAATGCAGATGATTATGTAATTGTGAAACACGTTAGTAAATGGAGAGCAAGTGTCCCAAAGGACTACCGACTATTGTGCCAACCAACATCTTATCACACCCGCGATTGGACTTCGTTGCCAGGGTTTATCGATCCAAGCTATAGTGTATATATGAGCATTGCAATACAAATGAATGTATTCTTTATTATGAAGAAGGGTGACGTAATCCCTATCGGATCTCCTCTGACCCAGTTTCACATAGTGAAGAAAGGTGCGCATGAAGTATTGATTGAACATCACAATCAACACGACCAGGAAAAAGAATTTCAACTGCAAGAACTAATGCACAACCAATATGATAATGTTGAGCATTACAGAGAATTAAAACGATCACATCTTTTTAAATCGGAGGACTGAATGGGCAAGAAACTTTCTACATATTATTCTGAAAAGGGTAAAGGCAAATGCGAGATTCATGTTGACATGAAGGAAGAAATGTTCTATATTAAATATTATGATAATAATGAGAGGCGTTTCTTTACCGAAGACTTCCAAGGTAAAGCGATGCGTTATGTAGAAGATGCTGCAGAGAATTGGGCTCTGGGTATAAAGAAACTAGAAGGATACGAATAGTGCCATATCAATCAACAAAGACCTATGGTCATAATATTGGGTTGTCTGCTTGCTTTAGACAGCCGAATGCTCATTCACATTGTAAGTTCTTGCATGGATATAGTCTTCAGTTTAAGTTTACGTTCCAGACAGGATCATTAGATGAGCGCAACTGGGTGGTTGACTTTGGAGGTCTCAAGCCTCTGAAGGCCTGGCTAGAAGAGACGTTTGATCATAAAGTAGTTCTTGACAATCAAGATCCTCATCTCGATGACTTCCAGCTATTGGCAGATAAAGGTCTTGCTGAGATTACTCTCCTTGATGGAGTAGGTGTTGAAATGTTTGCTAAACATGCGTATACTTTTGCAGATAAGCTAGTACGTGAGATGACTGATAACCGTTGTTGGGTTGTGAGTGTTGAGTGTGCAGAACATGGATCTAACAGCGCGGTGTATAATGCTTGATGATGTAGCCACAAGACCAGCTAAAAAATATATCTATAGTGAGATCTTTAACTCGATTCAAGGTGAGGGGCAGTACACTGGTGTCCCTACTGCTTGGATCCGATTCTTTATGTGCAATCTGCAGTGTGATGGATTCGGACAGTTTGAACCAACTAAGCCAGATACCTACGAACTTCCACACAAAGACTTTGATGCGACTTCTGTTGAGCGTGTAGAAGATCTTCCTGTGTGGGAAAAGGGATGCGATTCGTCGTATACGTGGTCTAAGAAGTTTAAGCATCTGATGGCCCAAGAGACGGGAGATGTGATTGCTCAACGTCTAGTTGATATCATGAAGAATGATTATAACCCTGAGGGGTTCTTCCGTCATCCTGTATCTGGTCATCATAACCATTTATGCATTACCGGTGGTGAACCTTTAATGAAGCATGCTCAGAATGCTTTCTTAGATATCTATGAGGCTCTATCTATGATGCCTGGTGGGAATATCCCTGAGACGTCTTATATGGCGTCAGAGAACCTACCTTCGTCGATTACATGGGAGACTAATGGAACTCAGGTATTGTCAGACGACTTTCTTAAACGAGTTAATTCCCCACTAATGAAGCCAGAAGCATTCTTCTCAGTTAGTCCTAAGTTGTGGACAGTCGCTGGAGAGAAGCGTGAAAAGGCGATCAAGCCAGATGTTGTTAAGCAGTATTATGATGTCTCTACTAAGGGCCAATTGAAGTTTGTTGTTGGGCATCGTAAAGAGCAGTGGGAAGAACTTGATGAAGTTGTATCAATGTTCCGTGAAGCTGGTGTTAAGTATCCGATCTGGATTATGCCTGTCGGCGCTCGTGAAGAAGAGCAGAAGATGGATGCTGGTGGTGTAGCTAAGATGGCGTTTGACCGTGGTTATAATGTCGCAGGACGTATGCACGTATATCTCTTTGGCAATGCGATAGGAACATAGTGAAACGATTTAGATACTTTGTGCAGTGGTATAGACACCTAAGATCACAAGGATATCTATGGCATAACTGTGTTGAGTGGGCTGTGTATAATTCAGCCACACATGAATTAGATGGAAGCTATAGAAAATGAAGTATGTAATTGATATTGATGGTACCATTTGCCATGAAGTAATTATTCCTGACAGTGGTGGCAAGAAGGATTATGCAAACCATATTCCGATGCCAGAACGAATTGCAAAAGTAAACGCATTGTATGATGCAGGACACACAATCAAATATATGACGGCACGTGGTTGCGTAAGTGGCGTAGACTATTATGCACTAACAAATAATCAATTAGTAACTTGGGGTGCAAAGCATCATGAACTAAGTGTTGGCAAAAAAGAAAACTATGACATCTGGATTGACGACAAAGCATTCTGGAGTGAAAACTTCTTCCGTACAACAGGCGAATCTTATGAGTAAGTTTATTGTTGACAGTTGGAATTGTGTAATGAATATGGATCACAATCCGTTAAAGAATATTCCGTCACTTCCGGTGCGACATATGCTTATGCAGGTTCTTGCTTGGATGTGGGTAATTGTATTTACTATTGCCTCTGGTACTTGGGCATATGCCGGTATTAATGCTATTATGCACACAATATTAATCTCAGCGATTGTAGTAACAGTTGCAATATTTGAAACTGCCAAGCGTAAGCCAATTGTGTTTGGTGCTTATACTGGTCGTGCAAATGGTGGGGAACATGAGTAAAGTATTGATGTGTGATCCACCTAGTGGATGGAAGTATGGTTTTCCAAAGCCGGTGCATGAAGAATATCATACACTAGGCAGTGACTTCAACTTGAATTTATGGTTAGTAGACGAAGGCTATCCACAATCAGAAATTGATGCGTTTGGCGATGATTTCTACTGTAGAGTATATTGGGAAACAGAAAAATGAGCAAGACTAAGGAATATTTAGCCAATGTGGCTGCACTGGTAGAGAGCGCTGAGATCTACGTTCAACACAACGGCGTCAACACAGGCTTTGAGGGCACGCGGATCATAAGCTGCATGCATGCAGAGAACTACTTCCTAGCAGAGGGAGAGGAGTCAGGTGAACAGTATAAGGTCGACTATGCTGATGTGGACCTAACTCACGACACCTTCTACCGCTTGCAGAAGATAGACAACATACTCACAATCAAGTGACATATATAGTAGGCGCGGGTTGCGTAAACTGCAGGTTTACAGATTGTGTAGATGTATGTCCAGTTGACTGTTTTTATATTGGTGAGAATACTATTGTAATACACCCAGACGAGTGTATAGATTGTGGAGTATGCGAGTCAGAATGTCCTGCGAAAGCAATTTTTCCAGATACAGAAATGACACCAGATCTTGCAAAGTGGTTACAGTTTAATACAGAGATGGCAGAGATATGGCCCAACATAACAGAGAAAATAGACCAGTTGCCGGACGCAGATGAATGGAACGGCAAAGAAGCCGACTATCATGATATAGTAAGCAAAGAACCAGGACCAGAAGAATGAAAGTTAATATAGGAAATTATCCTAGGCATAGGTTCTATCATAACTGGTTGTACGACTGGTTTGGGTATTCAACTAAACAGAAAACTAGTGTTCGCATTGATCGCTGGGACACTTGGAGTATGGACCATACTCTTGCTCCTATTATCTTGCCTATGCTAGTACAGTTGAAAGAAACTAAACACGGTGTGCCTATGGTAGACATGAAAGATGTTCCAAAAGAACTCCGTATGACTAAAAAACAACTAGACGCATGTGAGAAAACTGGTGATGTGGACCATAAACTCTTTGAGCGTTGGGATTGGGTATTAGACGAAATGATCTGGACATTTGAACAAAAGTGCCGAGACGACTGGGTAATGGATTACTATGGTCCATACATTGAAGGTGATGATGACCTTGGTGATTTTGAATGGAATGATCGTGAAGGGCAACAAGCACATCAACTAAGAATGACCAACGGATTTAGACTGTTGGGAAAATATTATGAAAACTTATGGGATTAGATATATGACTAAGATGAATAGATTTATAGCAGCTATGGATCACAGTGGTGGTTCTACTGGTGGTGTATTGGATCGTTATCAAGCTCCCTACACCGAATCAAACAAGATGGAGATAGTTCATGCTATGCGTTTACGAATGGTCAGCAATCCTGACTTCAACGACAAAAACATTTGGGGAGCAATCCTCTACCAAGACACAGTTGCACGTGGAATGGTTCCCATCCTTCGTGAGAAAGGTATCTCGCCTTTTCTCAAAGTAGATAATGGATGTGAAGAGAACGGAACACTCAAGCCGTTTAGCGTATCAGAAATGTGTGCATATGCAAGGGCGAATGGTTGTGTGGGCACTAAGATGAGATCAATTGTTAAATCGATTGATATGATCCCTGAGGTTGTTAAGCAGCAGTTCACACTGGCTCAAGCGATTGCGTATGAAGGATTGATTCCTATTGTTGAGCCTGAGATCAATATTGATCGTCCCGATAAAGCTCTCCTGGAAGCAGCTCTCAAGCAAGAGCTGGCTAAAAATCTTTCAGTTTTTGATAAAGGGCTTATTCTGAAGTTGACTATCCCTGAAGAAAAAAACCAGTACTTGTCTCTGATGATGTATAATAACGTCCAGAAGATAGTGGGTCTATCGGGAGGATACAGTACTGCAGAGGCATGCGAAAGGCTTTCCAAACACTCGGACATGAGCGCCAGCTTTAGCAGAGCATTATCAGAGGGTCTGTACGCTCATCAAACAACAGAAGAATTCAATGAGCAGATTAGCAAGAATATTAATATGATAACGAAAGCAAGTTCATGAAACTAAAAAGTAAAATATATTTTGACTATGCTGATATTCTTACAATGTGTCAGAACTTGGAGTATGATGTTTCTAAGTTTAAGCCTGATATGATTGTGGGTATTACTCGTGGGGGGTTGCTACCAGCTCTCCACTTATCTCATGCATTAGAACGCCCGATGGAAACTGTAATGTGGCAGACGCGGGAAGAATCTAAACAAGAATACTCTGACCAGATTCAAGTTGCAATTGATACGGGTAAGCATATTGTCTTTGTTGATGATATCAATGATACTGGTCGTACATTCAGAGAGGTGTCAAAAGCATATCACTGTGAGCGACCTAATGTGATGTTTGCATCTCTGGTACAGAAAGTAGAAACAACATATCCCAATGCGATTGCAGCGTTGACTATTAGTGATAAAAGGTGGATAGTATTCCCATGGGAAAAGGATTAATTATGACAGATTATGATAAAGAAACTCCAATCTCGATGATTGTAAAAGATCGGATGGATGAGGCTGGAGCTCGCTATTGGGCTAACGATAACATCTCAGAGTTTATCTCTGAAGATGAGAAGTGGGACTTGATTGATGAGTTGGAAGAGAAGTTCCGTGGTGTTCTAAGCTCTTTGGTTATTGATCAATCAGAAGATCCTAACTCTATGGGTACAGCTCGTCGTCTGGCGAAGATGTATATTAATGAGACTATGTCTGGTCGCTATGACGCTCAGCCTCCTGTAACTGCATTTCCTAACGATGATGCTGATACACGTTATGGTGGTATGATTGTTGTACGCTCAGAGATCAAGTCTATGTGTTCACATCACCACCAGCCAGTATCTGGTGTAGCTTATATCGGCTTGCTACCAGGTGTTAAAGTGATTGGCTTGTCTAAGTACACTCGTATCGCTCAGCACTGCGCACGTCGTGGTACTCTACAAGAAGAGCTGACTATGGATATTGCTAATGAGATTGTAAGTCATACAGGATCTAAAGATGTAGCTGTATACATTCAAGGGACACATGGCTGTTGTGAGAACCGTGGCATTATGGCTCACAGCTCACTGACTCAGACTTGTGAGTTACGTGGACAATTCTTCAATCCATCAGTCAAGAATGAATTCTTAGACTATATTAAAATGCAACAACAATTCGCAGGGAATCGTGTATAATGGAAATTATCCTAATTTGGTTTATGACAATCATGGGAATCAATCAAGAACTAGCCGATCGTACAGGTCAGATTGAATCCTTACAAGCGCATCAATCTGAGCGCGAAGGTCAGATTGAATCCTTACAAGCGCAGCTTTTGGAGCTACAGGTGTTTAGTGCAGCTACTGCGGCACGATCTAACACAATTGATAAAGCCCATGAGGGTTCAATTAATAAGATCATTGATGTCATTCAGACAGAAGTTTTTGACCAACCAGCAGATTAACTGTTGACTTATGTTTAACTCTAGTATATAACTATTATATCAAATGGAGAAACTACATGATGACTAACTTTGAAAAAGAATCTGCAATAGTTGACTCAGATATGAAAGAGTGGGCGAAGGAACACGGCCTTACGATTAACGGCCTTACGATTATTCTATATGCTATGGATCGTGGTTGGTTGCAAACAAACTTTACTGGTCTGGAGATGCCCCATGAAGAATACTAAGATCAAAGAGCAGCAACAGCTCGAATTCTACACTGCTATTCAAGTAATGGACCGCGACGAGACAGAGCAGTATTGCAAAGCTCTTATTGAGAATGCTCGTGCACCCAATTATACACTAATCAACCAGTTGTCTTCTATGAAGAAAGATCGTATGATTCTTGCTATGAATAACTTTATTATGAAAGGCCAGGGTTATGGCGTATAAGTTCTACTTCCTTACAATGAGGAATAAGAAGTTTCGGGTACCTGAAGGCAAAGTCTTCTGTAAGTTTGGCATCACTCATCAGTCTGATGTTCTGCGTCGATTTGATCCAGATGTAGATGATGGTTATGTTAAGAGTCAGAAGTATCTTGATTGGGATATTAAAGCTGACTTCTCTATGTTCTTTGATACTAAAGAACAAGCTGAAGCTGTCGAACAACATTGGTTGACAGAGAAGTTTCCTAACCCAGGTTCTACAAAGGTATGGGTAGAGAAAGTGCTTGACTGTCCTGCGATGGACTATTATACTGAGGCTACTGGTATTACAGAACTCCGTTTATTGTCTGAGAAGCAGCGTAAGTGGGTATTGTGGCAACTATATACAATGAAGGAAGAAGCTCTTGTTAAAGAAAACGTTTAATCAAATATGGGTAACATTCCGTAAGGAGGGTGTTCATCTGTATCCTGCGGCGAAAGATGATCCTAAACTTGCTACTGGCGAGTGGGATGATGTTAGCTTTCTAGGATATGCTCATCGTCATATGTTTCACTTCCGTGTAGGTATTGATGTGTTCCACGACGATCGGGACATTGAGTTCATTCAGTTCAAGCGTTGGCTTGAGTCATTGTATGCAGCTGATATCCTATCTCTTGATCACCGCTCATGTGAGATGATTTCTGATGAGCTAGCTACTAAGATTAATGCTCAGTATCCTGACCGTAAGATTGAGATTGAAGTGTCAGAAGATGGTGAGAATGGTTCTATTTCGCGTTACGAATAGTTATAAATACCCCTAAATGGGAACCCTGAAGGACACAACAATGAAAACATTTAAGCAAATGCTACCAGAAATGACAGACATGCAAAAAGCTCACGAGCGTTTGAAAAAAATGAAAAAGGGTTCAGAAGTATCCTTTACCCATGCCACTACTGGTAAAAAAGTAACTGGCACCTATGCTGGTCTAAAACGTATGGGCGCTCGTTCTTATGCTCACGTTAACCACGCAGACGGCTCAACTAGGGTTCCTGTTCACCAAATTCACTAATTGAAAATGTTTTATGATGATTTACACCAATGGGTGTTCCCATACGCGCGGTAACGCGGTTTGTCTTGATAACTATAACGATGCTTGGCCATATCTTTTGGCCAAGCATTTTGAATGTGAACTAGACAATCAATCTACATCGGGACTATCCAACGATGCTATTATTGAACGCACAATGGAAGTCATCTTAGGTTCAGCCATCCCTCCAGATAAGGTCTTCATTCAATTTACTTTGTTGGATAGGTTTGACACTGCAAGCGTAACTCACCTCCCCAGATCCCAAGTCGAAGCTGAAAAGTATGAAGACAGCCACACGCGGTTTGGATCAAAATATAATAATTTCTATAGGGATATGTTTCCTAGAACAAAAGAAATTGATACCAAACTTTCACACAAATTATTAAACCAAATGTACTTGATGCAATGCTTTCTGATTGAACATGGCATTTCAGACTATCGATTTATAGTGTGGTCTGCTGTGGATGTTAACTATCCAACTTACAAGCATGTGGATAAGACAAAGGTAATATTCAACGGCTTTAACAGACTACTGTCTGACTTTGAGCTATGCAAAACGCCCGATCCAAAGCGTGGGGGAATGCCCGATGGACACTTTGGATCTGACGCTCATAGACAAATAGCCGATTGGTTTATTAATGAATATTATGTTGACAACACCGATGAAAAGGACTATACTTTTATAGACCACCTTTATTAATGGAGACACCATGACTGAATTCTGCCACATTACGCCTACAGCGTATCTTGATCTGTTTGCGACAGGTCGTATAAGCCATCTAGTATTGGCTCATCTCATCGAGCAAGATGATGAGTATACTGACTACTATGCAAACACTCCCCGACAT